TGAGAGAAATTTGCTTTTACTTTGTTGTTATTTTAAAATATTAAAATAAAAACGCTAAAAATGGAAAATCAAAACAATAACGATAATGCTGATCTGGTTGGCGTTGCTTTGGGCAACGAACCAGCACAGCCCTATCGGAGATTGGAGGAGGACGCGCAGCAGGGTCTTCCCACTCGCATTGTGGAGGCAATTCGGATGATGGCACGTAGATCAGTGGCCATTATAGCACAAATCCTCTTGGTCCTCTTGGCGGTTGGGGTCATGGTGATCGTAGCTTGTCGTTGGATAAGATATGGTTACCAGGCCTTAATGCATGTATTATGGTCTCATATGGAGAAAATGTGGGACCTTTTGGATGTATTATCGCCGAGTGTGGATCAACCCGAAAGGTTTGAAAAGCGGGAGGTTGTGTGGAAAACAATGAGGGCGGTGCTTGATGAGGCACAGGAAACTGTGAACGTCTATGCACCGTGGCATTGGTTGTCTCCTGGCGAGTTTTTGATTTTGTTAACCTGCGGTATGGTAGCAGTGGTGTCCACTTACTACACCTTGCGCACATGTTTTGGTGGCGCTCGGAGAATAGTAATGCGTGTGCGCGGCGTGCAATTTGAGTCAGTTCGTGCTGGGTCAGCTTTCACGCGTGGAACACCACCTGGATATCAGGTTTCAATAGGGAAACCGGGTTTATTCATTGACGAGCATATGGGATATGGAATCCGCTATAATAGTTGGTTGGTAGCCCCTAAGCACGTCGTGACTGAAAACGGTGACATATTGAACGAGGTTGTCTTATCTGGGTTGAAGGGTAAGGTCTTGATAAATCTCGTCTACGAACAGTCAAGAGCTTTGGACGACTTGATCTACATCCATGTAACTGATAAGCAGTGGTCGATGCTAGGCGCTTCTAAGGCGAAGTTGGCTAGTGAGGCGACCAATCAGTTTGTGAGTTGCACTGGAAAATCGGGGGTTTCCTCGGGTAGATTGAGAAAGACGGAGGTTCGTTGGACAATGTCGTATACGGGATCGACCTTACCTGGAATGAGTGGGGCGGCTTATGAGTTCAAAAACCAGGTTCATGGAATACATACTGGAGCAGCTGGGGCATTTAACATGGGAATTTCGTCTGCATTGATTGTGGCCGAAACCAAAATGTTAGTACGCCAGGAGAGCCCGAATGAGGGTGATGCGGAGCAGTATGAACCACGGTTTTTGAGTAATGATAAGGCGCTTTGGAGCCAGATTAAGGCAATCGATGATCTGGAAGAGCGGTACAAGAATAATTCGTGGGCAGATGAAGATGCTGACGATTTTGATTGGAACCAAAAGTTGGATTTTGGGGAGGAGAAGCGGAAAGTGAAACCCTCAAAACCTTCTGTTCCAACGGTTGTACTTGCTTCCGACTCGGCAACCATTAACTTGAAGAATCAGAATGAAGAAGCTAGTGATTCTTCCATGGTCGTGATGAATGAAGGCGATCATGAGTATCTGCGAAAATTACGCAGAGAAAGGGTTATTGAAAGGGTTGAAGAGTTGGAAAAGAGAGGGGAGGGAAAGCCGAGCCAGTTTGTTTGCACTTTTTGTGATATGATGTGCAGGTCACAGGTGAAGTTGCAGAATCATGTGAAAAATTCGCATGAGACACCGCGTAAAACTAAAGTGGTGCCGGAATCTGCAATTCCAGCTGATACTGGTGTATCGGGAAAAACGGTAAAAACCGGTTCTTTTTTAGAGAAGCGGTCGAGCTCACTGAAGAACAGTGGGACGACCTTAGTGAAGAATTTATCTTCGAAGAAAAGGAACAACCCCTCTCAACTTCCGGAGGAGTTCCAATCCCGTATGCTGGATTCCCAGAGGTCTATAGAGAACAGTTTGAAAAAGCTGCTCGAGGTTATGGTTGGCCATCATTCGGACACCAAGCAGAACTAAGGTCTCTTGCTTGGCATTGTACGAAGAGACGTGGCTTAAGAACCGATGGACCAGTGGGAAGTGCAAGGGAGTACATCTTGAAAAAGATGGAAACTTTGTTTGATGACGCGAAATGGAGGATTCCAGACGATTTCATGCAGCGTTCGCACTTTGAAAGAGTTGTGCGAACGAAACTTGATTGGACTAGCTCACCGGGTTATCCATACATGCGAAGAGCCACCACAAATGGTGACTTCTTCGCCTGTGTTGATGGTGAGCCTTCAACCAAGATGCTTGATTTTGTGTGGAATCTTTTGGTTGATCGACTTGGTAGTCGGGACTCTGACCCAATAAGACTGTTTGTGAAGCCCGAACCTCACAAACAGAAGAAGTTGGATCAGGGTCGCTATCGGTTGATCAGTTCCGTTTCGGTGGTTGACCAAATTATCGACCATATGTTGTTTGCTGATATGAATCAGCAGATGGTCGATAATTGGTTATATGTGCCTTCCAAGGTGGGGTGGGCGCCAGTTAATGGTGGACACCGTATCATTCCTAAACAGAAGTGGATGGCACTGGATAAATCAGCATGGGATTGGACTGTCCAGCCATGGTTGTGCGAAATGGTTCTCGAGACTAGAATGCGCTTGTGTGAGAACCTGAGTGGTGAATGGATCGACTTAGCTCAGTGGAGATATGTCGAGTTGTTCGTTGCTCCGGTTTTTATCACGAGTGGTGGCTGGAGAATGAGGCAGGCACAACCTGGTGTTATGAAGTCGGGCTGCGTGAACACCATTACTGATAACTCTTTGATGCAGGTTATACTGCATCTTAGAGTTAGTATGGAGTTGGGCTTGGTGCCATCCCCCATTTATACTATGGGCGATGACACTTTGCAGCAGCCGGTTCCAGATATGCAAAAATATGTTGATGCCATGTCGGCTTTTTCTATAGTGAAAGAGGCGGCGTTGCAGAATGAATTTGCTGGGAATCGCTTCATTGGACGTAGAATTGAGCCTATGTATAAGGGTAAACACGCTTATACACTGTTGCATTTGAATCCTGAGATTCTGCCACAGTTGGCTAATTCTTACGTCCTGCTATACCACAGGTCTATTTATAGAGATTTAATGGAGGATGTGTTCCTGAAGATGGGTCAGGATTACCATTCGAGGGCCTTCAGGGATGCAATTTTTGACGGATGTTAGTCAAATTGCATAGCTGGTGGCTCGGTTCTACATTGAATCTTTATAAATTTCCATTTATGGGAGTTTTTGGT